AAAGTTTTTTGCTTGGTTGTACAATCCGGAATCCGAAACAATCAAGAGCGATCTCTACAATAGAGATAAGATTTTGTTACAATATTACAACGAGGGTTATGTGTCAACCCCGATGGGTCGAAAAATAAAGGTTGACGAACGTAGAGCTTTCAATTATCTTATCCAGAGTACAACTGCAGATTTGGTTATGGAGCGCGCTACTAAAATAGACAATTTTTTAAATAATAAGAAGTCGTTTATTTCACACATTGTCCACGACGAGATAGTTATTGATTTACATGATCAGGAGCGTGATTTGGTGCCATTAATTAAAAATATATTTGAAAATAATGTTCTTGGACACTTCCGCGGCAATATCAACGCCGGCAAGAACTATTTTGAACTTAAGGAGTTACAATTATGATTTCTTTGGTTGGTATTGGCACGGCCGGCGAAAACGTGGTCAACTGCTTTACAGATAATAAAGAATACGATACGTATATTCTCTCTGATAACGTAACTCGTAATACGAAATACAAGCGTAAAATTAAGTATCAAGAAAAATTGGAAGACTATGAAAGCAGTATTCCTGACCTTACAAAATTCTTTTCTTCAATAAACGATCACGTTCAAGTATTTGTGTGTGGCTCTGGCCGCACGGCGAATGCAACACTCGCGATCCTACAGCATTTGAGAAACAAAAAAATGGATATTTATTACATTGAGCCAGATACTGACTTATTACTCGGAACCACTAAGCTTCAAGAAAGAGCAATTTTTGGCATTTTACAAGAGTACACTCGTTCAGGCCTGTTTAATTCATTTACTGTATTTAGCAATCCAACATTAGAGCAATCTATTGGCTCTGTGCCAATCAAAAAGTATTTTGATACAATTAACAAAACTATCTATTATTGTGTGCATTATAAGAATTTGTTTGATCATACAAATCCGATTATCGGCAATTTAGAATCAACCTCGGATATACAGCGGATCCGTGCGCTTGGTCGCATTGATCCATACAATCTTAAAGAAAATTGGTATTATGAACTTGACAACTCTCGCGATGTATGTTATTATATCTGCATATCAACTGAAAAACTGGAAAAGGACGGAGATTTACATAAAAAGATCATTGGGCATCTTAAAGATAAGCCTAGGAATGCATTTAAAAATGTATCCTATGCAATCTATGAGTCGCCCTTTGAAACAGACTTTGGGTTTTGCGTTGCCCATACCAACGTAATACAACAAAAAACTCTTGACAAGCTAGCTCAAGAGTAATACATTAGATGCTGAGGAAAGCTCAGTATACTTTATCAAAACAAAAGGAGAAAAAAGTAATGTCTATTAACATGGAACTAATGAAACAAAAGCTTGCCACATTGCGTGGTGAGGGAACTAGAGATAATGGTACTTCACACTGGTTTAAGCCAGATGAAGGTGACCAAGATATTCGGATCGTACCAACATCAGATGGTGATCCGTTGAAGGAAATGTACTTCCACTATAATGTGGGAGATCATAAGGGTGGTGTGCTTTGTCCGAAGCGCAACTTCGGTGAACGCTGCCCAGTATGCGATTTCGCGTCATCTTTGTGGCGTGAGGGCACCGAGAAGAACGATGAGGAGAGCAAGAAGTTGGCTAAATCACTTTTTGTGCGTCAACGTTATTTCTCACCGGTTGTGGTTCGCGGTCGTGAAGAAGAAGGCGTCAAGGTCTATGGCTATGGCAAGACTGCGTACGAGTTGCTTTTGGGTTATATTCTTGATCCAGAATATGGTGATATCACCGATTCTGTTGAAGGAACCGATATCACTCTTACTTATACGAAGCCAACTCGTCCCGGCGCATATCCACAAACTAATTTGAAGATGCGTCGTAACACAAGTCCCCTTTTGAGTGACGCTGAAGCAATCCCTGGGCTTCTAGAAAATATGCCCGATTTTGACAGCTTATTCGAGCGCTTAACGCCTGAACAAGTTGATGCCATTTTAGATGAGCAGTTGTCTAGTGATAAGTCCGCTGAGGGCCGCTCACGCCAAACTGAATCATATGGCAAAAAGAGTGAAGCCAACGATGTTGACAAGGCCTTTGATGAACTAATGGCCGGTTAACTCAACCGTTAGCGCCCCGGTTATAATAGGGCGCCCCTTTTCAATAACATACAAGGAGATATATTATGTTAGATTGGATGAAGTCCGCATGGGCTAAATGGAAGGTGCAAGTTAGTTTTATTGGAGGCGCCCTTGTGGTAGCCACAACATACGGAACATGTACTCTTGAGCCAACAACGGTGTCGGACAACACCACCATGGAGGAGACTGTAAATTCTATTGAAGTTTCCTCCACCACCACGACCGAAACAACGAGTGGTGATACTACTGAAGGTGGAACAACCACTGAAACGACAGGTGATACAACAACTACCACCGAAACAACTACAACTGAGTAGTGATAAACAGCCGCTGGCAGACCGGTTAAAAGTCTGCCGCTATTTTAAGGAGAGAAAATGAGACTCGTTCTACCAGTCCTTGCTGCGACCCTGTTCATGGGTTGTGGGGATAAGGATGAAGACACAGCGGTTGACACCGCTAGCTCTACTGACACAGCAGCAGAGTAACAAAAAGCCGCTGGCAGACCGGTAAAAAGTCTGCCGCCTTTAACGAAAGACTAGATTAAACGTTTGTCACATGACACTTGTTTAATCACACAATAAACTGGAGGTGTAAAATGTCATTAGTTAGTTTAAAAGAGTTCCGTGAAGATCATGATTTCACGGAAGTATATTATGCAGAGGAGCACCAGCGCCGAGAAGTTTGGAATAACCAACTCTTAGCGCTGTTCATGGTTTCTGTATGCCGCGGCTGGTCCCAACTTACAACAATCGTTGTGGCCGACGTTAAGAAGTGTTTAAAGTTTTCTAGAAAAAACGGTGATCGCGTATCAACCAAATATTTTCAAAGAATTCTAAACAAGGGGTATCGCTATATCTCTTTAGACGGTCAAAACAGATCAAAAAAGATTGTTGAATTCTTAAATGATAAGTTTCCTATTTCCGGAACTTTTTTGGATGCTGACGATGTGTCGCAAACGGTAACAAATAAATTATTTAAAGATTTTCCCGAGCGCCTTCGTGATCGCATTTTGGATGGAGGTTTTCTTAATGTTGAAGTAGCCCCTCCTTGTGGAAAAGATACATTATCGGATATTTTCTTAGCACTAAATTCTGGTGAACCATTGAATGCCCATGAAAAAAGAAATTCTCTTAAAACCCCAATTTCTGATTGGGTAAGAAAAACTAGAAAAACTCTTGACGACGCTCTTATGAGAGTTGTCAGCAGAAAAGATGCCATTAGGATGCTGGATGATGAGTTGGTGGCTAAAATGGCCATGGTCCTCATGAGGAACAACCCAGCCAATAACAAAACCAATCATTGGGGTTTGTCCTCCGATGAAATAGATCGTTTTTATTCTATGGGCTTGGGTTATCACTCTATTTCTGATGAAGGGTGTCCGTACTCTTTGAATGACGTACAGAGAGTGGAAGAGATTCTAGACATGTGGAGGCACACAATTTGTAATCAAGCTTATTACCCTCCATCAAAAACAATTGCAGCAAAAATGTGTTGGGCTGTACTCTATGTTTGTGAATGGGCCTATGACAACAACTATGACATTGATTGCAGTTCTTATTCTTTGTTTTTTAGCAAATTAAAAGAATTAGACGACAGCCTTATTAGTCAAAGTGATACTGCGTATGCTAACGAGAAAACAAGATACATCGCAAATAATTTAGATCCCGACGAAGTTTCAAAACAACAATATTATTTTACTTGGATCAATTTGCCCCATCAAATTCCCGCTCGTAGTAAGAGAACTAAAAATCTTACCGATTGTGTAAAAACAAATGTATTTGCATTTGGGTTGCGAAAACTCGCAGCTTAAACGATGCGCGCCGCTGGCAGACCGGCATAATGTCTGCCGCTTTACTACATATTACAGTAACCGGAGGAATTAGGTATGACGTATAAATTTCAAATGAATCACTGGATGGAGCCGCTAGAAACAGGCGCAACAGAAGCCGTTATCGGTGGCACTGCTGGCTATCTTGGGTGGTCCACTGGCTCAGGTGACTGGGGCTCTAGTGATTGGAATTTCTATGATACAGGCACCGTAGAGGCATACGAGGTGCAATATGGCGTGGACGCCGACGACTCTGCAATTTGGTTTGCCGTTGTTAGTGGTGCCAGTAAAGGCGGCCGTGTTGCCCACGATGATTTGCCAACACAGACCAGCGACTGGACATCCGTTGATGTTGTTAATAGCACTATTCTTCCCCAAGGTGTCAGCAACGGGCTGCCCAATGATGATACAAAGGCTTCTTGGTGTGTCGCAGCGAGGGACGGTAGGTTCTCTTACAATTTAAGTGGAGCCCCTGAAACTTCGAGTAACTGGACCAAATTAGGAAGCGGCAATATGCCGGGACACCTTACAGATGTTACATTCAACCAAAATACATCTGGTTCTCCCGTGTGGGTAAGATCCAACAGTCGTTCCCAACTTGATTCTTCCGTTGATGGTATCAATTGGACAACCAGAAAAGCCGGCATCGACAGTGACAGCCCGACTTCTCGTATTGGATATGGTAACGATGTCTGGATTGCTATTGGTAACGGCGCTGACCCAGCACACTTCATCGCCGGCGCAAGCGGCCAGACTTGGAATGCTCTGAATTCTCCCGCATCGGGCCGGGTCATGAACGGCTTAGATAGTGACCGGAGCGGAAACTGGTGCATTGTCGGTGATGATGGGTATGTATGGTATAGTTCGGACGACGGCTCCAACTGGACCGAAGTCAGAATTGTAGATTCTCGCGGCGCCGGCAATCATTCAAACGTATTAGACGTTGCTTATGATGGCGCTGGTATTTGGATTGCAGTGGGTGCCGACAGTGAAATGTGGAAATCTACCGACAATGGCGCTAACTGGTCAAGCATCACTCCATCTAGAGGTTCCAATGGAGATCTCCAGTCGATCGAATTCAACATCTTAGCGTAATATTTTACTTAGTTGAATAATATTGGTTGCATTCCTAAACGTAACGTGCTATATTATTGGTGTACTATTGGCACAGTACGCAATCAAACCAAAAAATTAAGGAGCTAATATGGCA